TCTACGTTATCAGTGCCAAGATTACAACTTCCTATGTTTCCGGTGGTAGTGGTGGAGGCGGTGGTGGAGGTGGTGGGAAATAGGCAATAAAAAACCCGCCATTGCTGACGGGTTTAACTATTTGCTTCTTGCTTTTTCACCCTCTTTCGCTGTTCTGGGTTTTGACTTCGGTGGTTTTTGCAATATCCTGTCCTATTTTGCGGAGACAGAGATTTGCAGCAAACGGTGTAGGGATTTTTTAAACCCTGGCAAATATTTATCATGGGAGTAGCATTTTAATGAATACCATGACATTTGATGTAGCTAAATTTGTTGATCCGAATATCGCGCACTCACCAATACTAATTTCTTCAACTAATCTCACGCCTAAAAAATGCGTCAAATTAGCTAATGGCAAATACGGCATTTATGATGCTGGAATATTTGCTAATATTGGGGATAATTGGTGGAATGTTGATGGGGGGCATATAAAGATTTTTCGCGCTCAATTTCTATTGCAATTACAAACTTTCTATCAAGATTTGGTTTATAAAAGCGCACACCCCGATAACTTTAAATTCCGCCATTTCTCAGGCGCTAATATTTCTGGTTTTGCATGGGAATTAGAGCGTGCATTAATCCCTCTCTATTTCCCAGACGGAATATATATCCCTGATCAAAATGGTGATATATTCCGTCACATAGTGAGAAATTACAAGCTTGCGTCTGAGTTTATAGAAATAGAATTTAGATGCCAGGGACGAATATAATTTAACTGAAATGGGGGTAACTTTAATGACACAAAAAATAATTTCAGCCTTGCGTGGCAAAGCAATCTATTAAGGAAAAGACTTCTGTCCATGAGAAGTTTTGGTAAACCACTATATACTGAAGATGATCTAGAGTTCTGGACAAGCTACAAGTTTCTCGCGCTCCGTAATGGGAAAACAGTCGATGAGATTATTGACGAAACTTGGGATGATTACTATACAGCACTAGAATATTAAACAGTCTTACCAATTAGCCATGGCGGTAATCATTTCCCATCCTGGCAAAAATAACCACAAACATCAATTGTGGTTATGCCGAAAAAACAATTTAAAGGATTTGGCGGTAGTGGCGGCGGAGGCGGCAAACCTCCAGAAACCGCAGTATCAGGAACTTCCGTTTCAATCGCATCAGTTTTAGGGATTGTGTCAGAGGGAGAAATAGAAGGACCAATAGCTGGGCTAAAATCTGTCTACCTTGATGAAACTCCTATTCAAAATACCGACGGCTCTCTGAACTTCGACGGATTTACATGGGATTACAGGCTCGGAACTCAAGGGCAAAGCAGGATGCCTGGTTTTGGGGATGAAATAACCTCAGAAACTAGCGTTAGTTCTGAAGTGAAAAACCTACTCCCAGTTACCCGCACAATTACCAACGCCAATCTAGATATTATTCGTGTTCGATTGGGTGTGGTCCTACAGGAATATCCGCCAGATGGGGGCGTGCTGGGGTTAAATGTAGGGTTTAAGATTTTTATTAAACAGGGTGCGGGTGCGTTTGTTCTCGTTTATGAAGGCAATATAGGCGGACGCTTTGCCACGATAACAGAATTTGAATACGCCTTTGCAGTTAATAACACCGGTGGCACGGTTTCAAGCTTCAGCGTCCGCGTAGAACGAACTACGCCGCAGGACGCAGACGAAACACGGTATCAACGGGTTTTAAGGTGGCAATCCTACACACAAGCAACTGAAGTTAAACTTGCATATCCCAACAGCGCATTATTTGGGTTTAGTTTTAAGGCGGCTCAGTTCCAATCATTGCCCCAAATATCCCTGAAGTTAGCAGGGCGGAAAATTCAAATTCCCAGCAATGCCACCCCTACCGCTACAAGGGGGCTAACATTTAGCGGAACTTGGAATGGGACTTTTACTACGCCATCGGTAGCAGTGGCAGATCCGGCGTGGATTTTATATGACTTAATCACCAATACTCGCTACGGACTTGGTAGATTTATCAATCAGTCCCAAATTGATAAATGGGCATTATACGAAATTAGCCAATACTGCAATGAGTACGTCCCTAATGGCTATGGCGGCACAGAGCATAGGTTTCAATGCCATTTATTGCTAGAGGGCAAAGACGAGGCGTACAAAGTAATTCAGCAGTTTCTATCAATATTTCGTGGCTTCTCCTACTGGATGTCTGGAGCAATCGGATTTGTGGCAGACAAACCCGGATCACCAGTGGCACAATTTACCCAATCTGATATTGAAGAGGGGATGTTTTCGTACACTCGCACAGGGCTGAAAACCAGACACACTATAGCATTAGTAACTTGGGCAAATCCTGACGACTTCTACCGTCAATCCGTAGAAGCAATTGACGATCCTGATGGAATTGCTAAATATGGCGTAAGGGAAATTGAGCTATCTGCTTTTGCTTGCACGTCAAGAGGACAAGCGCGACGGGCTGGGTATGCCACGCTGCTAACTGACAGACTGGAGCAGGAAACCGTAACTTTTAAAAGCAGGGCATACGGGACTTATACAAAGCCCGGCGATATTATCAGGATCATGGACTCAAAAAGGGCTGATATCCGGTATGGCGGGCTGATCGCGGCGGCCACTACAACAGCAATCACTCTTGATAATCCTGTGGAAATTCTAGAGGATGAAACTTACACCCTCACGGTAATGCTTGCTGATGGCACGGTTCACGAAAGAGTCGTTACCAACTCGCCAGGAACAGCCGCGATAATCCTCACTTTAAATTTAGCCCTATCATCAGCACCACCCCCGGAGTCAAACTGGATTCTCGCGTCATCTACGGTACAGCCGCAGTTATTCCGGGTTTTGAATCGTGTTCCAAGTGCTGGCAGCATGGAAATGTTTCACGAAATTACGGCCATCGAGTACAATCCCGCCAAATATTCTCGAATTGAAAATGGCTGGAGTCTTGAGCCGTTGCCAGAGCGGCGTAATCCTCCCGTCGTTGTGTCAGTTCCTAGAAATATCACCTTTAGCTACCGAACAATTGACCTGTTTGATCTCAATGCAGTATGGGATTTTCCATTGCTAAATAGTAAGCGTGATCCATATATCACAGGCTACACAATTGAATTACGCCTTGGCGACGATGGTTTGTGGGGGAATACCAGATTTGAAACAAGTGCCTCAACACAATTTACAAACATATCGGCTGGGAAATATTACGTCAGAGTCGCGGCAGTTGACATTAACGGCAGGTCATCGCGTTGGGTTGCTTCTAGTCCGATAAACCTGAATAAATATAACTGGAATGCGACTTTCACTTCTCGATATGCCTCTGTTTTTGCAATGGAATTTTAACAAATGGCTACAGCACCATATATTGACGGAACTGGGACTATAAGGCAACGGGCGTTATCTGCTACGTCAGCAGGGACGACGAACAATCCTGATGTCGCCATTTTTGAGATTAATGGGAGTATTACGGCATCCAACCCGTCCGTCGTTGCGACTGGGGGAACAGTGCCGGCAGACGCGACTTTGATCGGTGCTTCTGATGGTACGAATCTACAAGCTCTCAGGGCAACTAACGCAACACCTATGGGGACTGAGCGAGGTCTAATCGTTAGGAACATTCCTGAAAAACCGACTATCACCCCTGTGTCCGGGACTATTGCAACCAGTGGGGATAATACTATTGTTGCCGCACCTGGTAGTGGACTTTCAATTTACATTACTCACTTAGTTTTGCAAAATGAATCTACAACGGCAACAACGATAATTCTGAAGGGTTCTAGTAATTTACTTCGATGCTTAGGGCAAACCCAAGGAAGCGGTTTAGCACTGACTTTTCCCGAAAGAAGGGAGATAAAATTAGCCACAAATACCGCACTAATTTTAAATTTAAGTGGTGCTAATTCTGTTGGCTATTCAATTGGATATTACACGGGGGCTTGATAAAATGACATTGAGAATTGAGATTTTACAAACTGAATTAGCTAATATGGAATACGCCGATTTAGTGACAGCACAAAATTATCCGGCTATTGCTAATCTGTTAAACAATCGTCCATTAATAGCAAATCCAGATACGCAAACAGAAGTACCTAAAATACCGACAATTGAGGAAGTAATTACTTTGGTTAAGCCGCAAGAAGTGTTTGCAATATACGAAACTAAAACCTATGACCGGGTGTTGGATGCACTTCAACAAAAAAATTTAACTTGGATAATTGGCAATACTCAAGCACTGCTTGCAGGTGGTGTTTTGTCTCAATCTTCCTATGACGCTATTATCGCAAAACTAGGAGAAACCGAACTAGACCCAAGCTACCAATCACAAATACCCGGACAATCACGCGCTGAAGATTTAGGGGTTTACCCTGTCAATGCTTCACAAGTTCAAGAGGCACTTAATTAAATGCCTTACGATTACATTAATTTTAGTTGCATACTTGATTCTGTTTACGGTACGCCGGGGCTTTATGCAGATTTAACAGCCTGTGAAAATGCCGTAAATGATGGCAGCGTTAAACCCGTTTTAATTCTTAACCCGTTGTGGAGTGCATCCAAAAAAGCATCACTCCCACTATTAATAAATAAGCTAGGTGACGGATATCAGCAAACGGTTTTTCAAGGCGTTGATCAGATAAATGAAGAATGGTCTATAACGTCGCCTGTACTGATTGGGTCACAGGTGAATGATCTATTAAATCAACTGCGGACTTTATCAGGAACTTCATTTTTATGGAGCCCTAACAATGGCGTGATTGATTACCAAGAATTTACTTGTGAACAATGGCAAAACATAAGATTGGGGGTGGATCAATATCAAATCACAGGAATATTCAAGACAAGTAAATTATCCAGTGGAACTCTAGTTCTACCTCCGGGACATTACTCTGATGTCTATTTTAGCAACCTCCTAGGATATTACAATTCGAGCCTAGGGAATATCCTCCAATTTACAGGGGAAGCGACACTGCCTGAGCCAGATTTAACCCCAGTCGCGTCTATCTTAGGCGCATGGCTCACAAATCCAATGACGGCTATCGGGAACGGCTATTGGTCGGATCTACAATCTATTCCTCTGCAATGGGTTTTGTTCACAGAAAACGCGATTATTTACCCTATTAACCTTA